TCAAACTTGTTCAATGTCATTAACACTTTTCACAAGTTTGAAAGTTACATTTTTTATATCGGCTGTATTAATTTTTACATTTTCCCTATCTTTTTGTAGCTCTTTATGCGACTCTAATGTATATTTACCGCCATCTTTTGTATTTATGACGATGTTACCTTTAGGCAAATGTTCTCCCATATATAAGCCATAAGAAATATGAGCAAATCTTATGATATGATCCAATTCCTTTAAAGTGACAACTTCTTTATTAAGAGTAATATTTCTCTTAGGTGTATATACTCTATCAGCAACTGTGTATGTTCCTTCTAAATGTATACGAACTTGGTTTTCATTTAAAGGTCTCTCTGAATAAACCCAATTCCTAGATTTATTAGATTTTCCATTTATTGTATCCTTGCTGTATCTATCGTAAAGTTTTTTAACCAAAGCTTTTTCTGAATTATTTGGTACTTCTTCAACTTTTTGTAATTGTTTATCTTGTACACTTGAGGAATTTTGTGTTGACGCGTCTGCTTTTGGATATATTCCAAATGTTCCCCCATAGATGATACCTAGCGATAGAATAGATTTTAATACGATTGAATTTTTTGAGTCATATTTTTTGAACATATTTAATTACCTCCTTGATGTAAAGCTTTATTTGCTACAATTATAAAAATAATAGACGTGTTCATGAATTAAATTCATCTTAACTCTTGATTAACTTTAATTTGCTACCACTCTGAATTTAATAACTATAAATCGTCTACACATAATTGGACAAAATCTAAGAGAATAAAATTTGTTAATTTAAAATAGCAAGCAATTCAAAGTTATATGTGTAATAGATAAAATAGATATCCCTATAGTGATGCGTTACTAGCTAAACATAGTAACACATTAGAAGATAATGAAGTTAAGGAGTTACTGGATTGTTTCGACTATGTAATTAAGTATAAAAATATCCAACGACAAAACGTAATTATAAAATGGTAAAAGCTATGGTACAGTTTCAAATTGCTAATGACATGCGTATCGGTGAGCTACTTGCAATAAAGAGAGTAAATATAAACTATGAAGATAAAACGCTAGATATCGACGGTAAAGTTAATTGGATAACTGAAAAATGACGGGAGCATCCGGAGTAAAAGAGACAACTAGAACAAGTAACAGCTATAGGGCTATAGGCCTCACTATCCATAGCATCGACTTACTAAGAACACTTATGCTTGTAATGATAAGTTTATTAATATAGGGTACATATTCACAAATGCAGCTGGTGGCCCTATCGACTCGAACAAAATTAGCAACATTATTAAAGGGGGCACTATCAAAGAGACAACTGAGATTAGTTCTATTAAGAAACCTGTAACGACGCATACATTACATCATTCGCATATATCTACACTTGCTCAATTAGGAATTAACTTAAAAGCAATGCAAGAGCATGTAGGTCATTCAGATTATAAAAAATCTAGAGATATACACACATGTTACTAATCAGATGGCGAAAGATATGATGAATAAATTTGAACGATTGGGGAGTTAAAATTGGAAAAAGATGATATACTAGCAGAAATTAAGCCTATGCTCAATTTTGATGAGCAAATAGCGAAATTAAAACAGATGAATATATTTTTTAATATTATTGACACCGAAAAAGCAAATGAAATTCTTAGAAAAAATAATTACTTCTTCAAACTAGCTTATTTCCGAAAAAATTTCGAAAAAAAAGAATGGCGGCTATTTCATAGAATTTGCTTATTTATCAGATTTAGCAACTATAGATATGAAATTAAGATACACAATGTTGCATTTAACTTTAGATATTGAACATAGTTTAAAGTGTCTAGTCTTAAAACTAATAACAGAAAATAACCAAGAAGATGGTTATAAAATAATAGATGAGTTCTTATGTATTGATAAATCATATAGCAATTCAAATTTTGACACAAATTCAAGAACACCAGAAGAAGTTATGGAAACCAAAATCAAAAATAAAAACGAAATATTCAAGCATATGAATAAACGAGGACAACTACCCGAGAAGTTGAATAAATACTATCAAAATCCACCCGCATGGGTTTGCATTGAATTCATGCAACTAGGTCAATTCGTTTCGTTTCTCAACTTCTATTACAAGAAGTACAATGACGAAGAATTGAGAGTTGCTAATATTTTAATGCCTTTAGTTAAAAATATAAGAAACAAATCAGCTCATAACCAACCCATCATAGCAAATCTAAATTATGACAGTAGATCTCCTCAATATTTATTTGAAAAAGGGAATAATATAGGCATATCTAGAAACATGTTCGGAATAAAAAATTTCATAGATACTTTCGCTACGCTAGAATTACATAATCAAGTTTGTAGTAATGCAATTATCCAAGCAAGATATCACGATTTGGACCAACTTCAAAAGCGATATAAAAGAAACGAAAGCTATTATAATAATGCATTAGCTATCAAAAGATTTTTTATAGCTTTAGATAAAATTATTGACTTCAACAGACCAAAAGTATAAACTATCTAGTGAGGAAAGAGACTTATAGGTCTCGCGAGTTATTTTAATTCGTATGCAAGAAAAAGAAGAGCTATGCATTTTATTTAAAATGCGTAGTTCTTTTTTTATGCATCTAAATTCATATTATTTTTGCAATATAAACATATCTTTGTGCAAATTCCGAACACAAAACATTCACATCATCCTTTTTTGCCCTTTTCTGTCCCTTTTCTATATCCCAAACATAAAAAAATCCCCCATAAGCCTATGCCTACGAGGGTTATAATATATTAAATATTATTGTTCTTCTTTTATATACTGCTATTTTATGAATAATCATTAGTGTTCAAAAAGCTGTTAAATCAATGTTTCATACTCATATTGTTCATTTTGAAAGTCTATGAACATTCACACTATTTCGTAACTTTGCGAACTTTTTGCGAACATACTACCCTTGCCCCTAGTTTCACAATTACACCTTTTTTCGCCTTTATAACAACCACACTCCTAGATCAATAGGTTGTAAGGTTTGAATGTACCTATAGCACTGAACATTTTAATGGGCTATACTTCTCAACAATTCACATCACTTCATAATTAACGTATTGCAATATGTATTCACCGCCTGCAAAGTATGAGGTCATATTTTTATATCAATGTACAAAAAACTGTTTTGCCCTTAAAACAACCACATTCCTGATTAATAGGTAGTTTAGTTTGAGCATTTTATAATTAACATAAAAAATAGACAAGTACCGAAGTACCTGCCTTATTTCTAAATCCACAGGAATTCATTAATATAATAATTATAATTGTAACTTAATTAATGTCTATTATAGTTATATATAATAGAAGCAAAACCTAAAATGACTATAAAAGCTATCAAAACATAAACTGAAAAATTATCAGTTCTAATATAAAACTTAAAAAGTAAGAACATTACAAAAGCAACTATAAAATAGACAGGAATAAACGACTTTCGCCAAAGTATAGAGTTTTTCATGAATTCACTCTCCTATCAACCGAAACATGACGCTGCGGCACCTGTGGCACCACCAGAAACCCCACCAATAATAGCACCTGCAACAGTTCCTAAACCTGGTATAACTGAAGCTGCACTAGCACCGCCTAGCCCACCAGTGCCAGCGCCTCCAACTGTTCCTAGACCACATTTAACCCAGTTAGTTTTTCTCTCTTGACTAGATTTAATTACTTGAACATCAAATCCATCTTTAACCTTTTTATAAACCAAAACAACATCGTTACCTTTTTTATCTTTAGCATTAGTTGGCATCACTTTTGACGTTTTTCCATCAGATAATGTTAACTTACCATTTTTGTCAACAGTCCCTTTAATACCCTTTTCAAATGAAAGATGCAAGGTACTTTCATTTTTTTGATTCAGTTTCCCGATATTATCACTTTTTTGTTCAGCATGAGCGTTGTCATCCATTACAAGAGAAGATCCTGCTATTGATCCCATAACTACGACTGTACTTAATAATACTTTTGATAACATTTGCTGTTTCATAATAAAAACTCCTTTTAAAATTTTTACATTTTAATTTTATCAGTTCTTACTATAACGCTTTACCAAAATTTCTTAAGTGCAATAAAATCATTCCTAATTGTAAAAAATGGCGTGTGTCTAAAATTTTATAGTAAAAATATAATTATTTAATCCATATTTATATTGCTTTCTCGCTATCTCCTCCGAACGTTGTGCTTGTTCCATTTGTGATTGAAGTTGTGCGTTTTCTTCATCGCGTTGTTTGAGTTGGCGCTTAAATTCTTCACGTTCTTTATTGGTCATTTCGTATGGTGTTTTCATCTCTCCTGAAGACGTTTGTTGTTTTTCTTCTCGATGCTCTACTGGAATAGTTGCTATCTGATAAAGCGCTTTAAGTCCTAAATTTGCGCTCGAGTGCAATTTTGATTGTTCATTTGCAACTTTGATAAACCTGCTAGCTTGGTACTTATCTAACCCAACTTTTTCAAGCCACTTACCAAACTCTCCGTGCGCTAAGTCATTTTCTTTCACATGCTTCAATCTTCGGCCAGTCTCGAATATCGACTGACCAGCGATGTTTGAAGTCGTATTTCACGACGTCACACTTACGATTAGCATATCTAGTTACAGAATCTTATCCCCCACTGCAACACAGGGCGTTTCTCAGCGTCTTAAAATAAAAAAACGCCACTCGTAAGTGACATTAAAAAATATCTTTTATAACATATCCAGTATTTTTGTTTGATCTGGAAAATTCATTTTTGTATATAGGTCATCTATAGTAATTGTATAGAAAGAATGTGAATAATTACTTATTAGTTTATCCATATTTTTCACCAATTTTATGTAATCATGTTTATTCAAAAATAGACATAGTGAAATCAACAAATCGAATACATAACTACCATTCATTGTAGGAACGTATTCTTTATCGTATATTTTGTTATAATTGGCGAATATATTAGCTCTACTTTTAGCCCTGTCTATTTTATAATCATACAATCTTTCTTCATGCGCACACACGTTACGAAACATATGTGCTTGTTGTAGTATACTGTCTACATCTGATGGAGTTATTTGAACACGTGTTTTATAATCTCTTTCCAATTTCCTTTTATAGTCTTTAGCAACTTCCAATCGAAGATCATCATCCAAATTGGAATACATTTTTGAAACATTACCTAAAGTTAAATAATTCACCAATATCCATAGTGGCACTCCATTATGAGTATTAATATAATGTTTTAATGGTTTATTTTTTCTATTACTCATAACCGAGCTAAATGTAGCAACCATTTTCACGATGCTATCTGTCTTACTTGTGTCAGATGAATAATTTTTAAAGTATAAATATGAATGTGGTTCTCTATATTTTTCGCTAAAATAATATGAAATTCTTGATTTAATATGAGTTTCAAATACTAACAAATACTCTAATAAAACATTCCTAAATTTTCTATCTAGTTTGTATAAAGAAAAGACTTCTTTAAAATGAGTACCTTGCTTATATTTATCAGGAACCAAAAAATTACCATTAACATCTAGTTCTAAAAATAAATCTTTATAACCATTTATGATATTATAATAATTTTCATTTTCTAAATCTCTTTTAGCACTACTCGGTACTTCCATTCCTCTTCTTCTTAGAATTTTCAATTGTTTATTATGACTTTCAAATGGCTTCATAAATTTACCCCTATAAAAGTAGCCATAACCCGAATAGAGTTATGGCTAGATCGTTATATATATAATACATTTAATTTTATCGGTTGTAAATAAATAAGAAATAACAAAAAGAGATATTTTACACAATTACCTCCTTTATTTTATTGCTACTCCTCAAACCCACCAATATTATCAATAAACACTGGTGTTGTTACATTTAAGTCTACTTTCTCAGTAAATAAGCTATGGTATCAAACTAATTAGTATTAATTTATAAATAGCATAGCTTCATTTTCTTCAATCCTCTAACGGTATATCATCCACAATCACAGTATGGTTAGGATTAGCGTTAGATACATCTTTTACAGTTTTATCTAATTCCTCATCGTCTCCGTCCCATTCACCAATGTTAATGAATATAGGAACATCCCCGTTGATATCATGCTTATCTGTAAATAACTTATGGTATTTACCCAACATATCACGAGCTTTTAAACGATCACTTGGCTTAATTGGCACCTCTATCAGTTCAACATGTTCATTATAGACTAACTGTACTTTGCCACTTTGTGGATTCTCTTTATATTCCCCACGCTTGACCACAACTTCTTTCGTTTCTGTTTCATCACCGACTGCCGCATTCGTAAGCACATGTAGTAACTCTTTTGCGGTTAATACATTCTCATCTATAATCTTATCTTTTTGTTCTTGTATATATTGCTTGATGTGTGGCTTCTTCAATAACCTACACCCTGTCACATGTGCGCTATTTGCGCTATAGCCTGCTTTTATGGCACTTTGTGTCACATTAAGTGTTCTTATATACTCATTCACAAAACGCGCTTGTTTTGCCGTTAACTCACTCATTCTATCACCTCCACAATTTTATCTAATAAGGTTTCATACCATAATCTTACAGATTGTTCTGAACACTCTAAGACATTGCTAATATCTTTAAAACTACGTCCTTGTATTAAAGAATCGAAAATATAAAACTCTTTATCATTAGCTACTTGGTCAACAATCATTTCTAAGTGATTCTTTACAATATGATCATCAATGTTATCGTCTGCCATCCATTCATTAGAATTTTCATCACCTATTGAAAAGAATTCATCGGTATTTATTTCATCATCTATCAACACATCACTTCTAGTTCGCTTATGATAATCACAAACGAAGTCTTTTATTTGCTGTTTATCCATTGTTACACCACTTTTACATGTGAAGATTGGTGATAAGCATTTACTCGTGCAATCTTGCTATTTTCAATTGCTGTATTTCTTTGTTTTTGACGTTCTGAACGTTGTTTAATACTTGCTTGATACAAATCAACTTGTAAGCGTTCAATGACGTTGTAGGGCTTATATCGTCCATTTGAACGCATATATTTTACAACTTGCTTCTGCTCTTTTTCTGTATAATGATTTAGTACTGTTTTCAACAACACCATATTACTTATAGATCGATTTTTATAGTTTTGTAATCTTGCCTTTGTTTCAATAATTTTGATAACTAGTTTTTCAATTGGATATGAGACAGACACGATCCCCATTATTTCATCACATGTTGTGGTCGACGCACTCAGATGGTACATACTTTCAATTTGGAATTCACACATCTTAATTTTTTTATTAATAAATGCTGGGTTAAATTGCGTTAATAGTTGATACTCAGATAATTTATTGTCGCCATTACGATAATATAAACAATTCTTCGTTTTAAGCAGTTTCATACGTTCACTCCTATAAAGAGAGCCTACCCAAATTGGATAGGCTATTTTTGATTTAAGCGTTACGGAACACTTCGTTATACTTACTTTGAATGTTAATAATTTCTATATCGCCATCACTATGTTTGATGACTGGTTGCCCGTTATTTTGTAACCCAAACTGTCTTAAAACATTATAGTTATACTCTAATTTTTGATATTCTTCATTATTTCGATATGGATAAATTACCTTTTCTACCAATACATCAAAGTAAGGTTTTAACCTTACATTTTCATCTTCAGTAAGACGACTTTCTATCGCTTTTTTATAGATATTAAGTTCATATACATTAGTGGTTTTAGGATTGGCATTATAAACAAGATTAAATAGTTCTTCTGCATCAATTAAATTTACTTTCGCCTCTATGTCTTGACGTTTCAACATTTCAACTTGTGGATTCTCATATGAAGATTCTTTCTCTTTTTGTTGGATTTCTACTATTTTTTCTTCATGTTCATCTAATAATATTTGTCCTAATTCTTTGAATTTAGATTGTAGGCTCAAAGCCTTATTATCCATTTTATTTTTAATAACATCCGTTTTATAGCCTTGTCTAATTAATGATTTCGTTTCTGTTATTAGATCTTCAAAATCTCCTAACAAATTTCTATAACGTCTATCATTAAAATATACATCCCACGTATCACCCGTGATTGTTGTAGTTGTCATTTATAAGTACCTCTTTCTTTAGTTTTTGTTTTACACTTCAATTCGTTTCAAAGCTTCATAGCGTTTCATACTGCCATCAGCTAATTTCTTAATACTTCTCATCGCTTGTTGCTTTTCTTGTTCTGTCGTAATGATGTAATAACCACGTTCACTAGGTTTATAACTGCATCCGATAGGATAACCATAATCATATACTAATGAATTGATTACTCTTCGTAACCATCGTTCATTGCTTGAATTATATTCATATCCCAATTGATTAAGCAGCTTTGTTTTAGTAATATATTTATTAGACGTATTTCTTATCACATTGAGTACTTGGCGGTGTTCATTCGGTAAGTTGTACGTCTTTTCTTTTACTTCAAATTCACTCAT